GTCATGGGAGATGGTCTCCTGCCTTGGAGACCTAGCTGTCCCTCCAATGGAGGGCAGCGACCCGATGCGCCTAGAGAGGTTTTGCAGACCCTCTAGGGCCTATGGTCACATAGGTGCACCCCACTTGCATCCAACGAGCTACCTGACGTGGAGAAGGCTCCCCCCAAGGGGTCAGCCTTGTCCGTAGTCGGTGCTCAGTTGGAAGTTCGTGGGAGTGCTGATGAGACCGTAGGTGTGTTCCTAAACCCAATCGTTGACGGGGTGACAGATATCCTGTACGACTTAGAATTCCCACCTCTCCCTCAAGTGCGTGCGCTTGGTGGGGCTGAGCGCTGGGGCGCACATGTCAGTCTCGGTTCTACCGTCTCTGACTCTGCGCTGCCTTGCTGCTCGCCCCCCCAATCCGCCGCTCCACCTCGAGCCTTCCGGCCAACCAGGCGCTCCTCCCGTAAGGGCAGACGCCATGGTTCCCGTATGAAGCGCTCCAGGGTGGCTTGGGGGCGCGATGCGATACTTTGTCTCAAGGATGCTCTGCCGCCTCCCGATAGGGTAGCATGCGATAAGTTGCTCGAAAGGTACGACCGCCTAGCCGCCAAAACTGGCGTCGAGGCCGCTTTGAGTATGCTTAAGAAGGCGTCTGGCGAGGCCCGGTCCCAATGGATTTTGTCCAACGGTTCCTTTGCTTCCGCCCAGTTCTCCTTCCTAGGCCGCTCTCTGCCGCCTGGGACACCAGCCCAGCTGGCTAGTGCCATCGCTGCCCACCGGGTTAACCTATCCAGGAATTGGAAGACCGACGCTTCTATCCTTGAGCGCATTAGCGCCTTCGGGAAGAAGTGGGCTCTGCGTTTCTGTTCTCGGTCGGACAGGATGGAGTCTCCTGACCTCCCCTCACTCTCGAGTTGCACTGGTGCAACCGTTCGTGGCGGGGGCCAGCGTGGTCTCGTCGCTTCCCTGGGCACGCACCCGCGTGCTCAGGAGCTCTACGACGACCCGTTGCTCTCTCACCTTCCACCGCAGGACCGCGAGTCCGTTGTGTTTGACTCTAGCCTCGTTTTCCACGGTGCTCAGCTACTCGAGACGTCTCATGCCTGGCATGAGGTCGTCGGTTTAACTGAGCCTGGGCTCAAGACACGAGTCATCACAAAGTCGCCTGTCTGCTTCCAGCTGTTAGGCCACGTTCCAAGGAAGAGGCTCCTTGGCGGACTGAAGCGGGACCGCCGATCCCAGTCGACACTTATCGGGGTTGAGGACGCGTCAGTGCTCTCCTTCTTTGAAGGATGCTCTTCAGGTTCTTGTGTTTCCACAGACTTGACGGCTGCAACTGACCTACTCCCCCTCGATCTTTGTGCCTCTTTGATCGACGGCCTCCAGGCTTCAGGACGTTTCACCCAAATGGAAATCGAAGCTCTAAGGATCCTTACCGGTCCTCAGAGGATCAGGTATGGTCCCTCGCAGGGTGACTGTGAGATTACCTCCCAAGGTGGAGTCCTGATGGGATTACCAGTCTCCTGGTGCATCCTATCATTGATCCACATCTTCTGGTGGGAATCAGCAATCACCGAGGCGGCCCAGGTTCTCCGCAAGTCGAAGCGCGAGGCGTTCGACGCGAACAGATTCATGATCTGCGGCGACGACGCCCTCGCCCTCGTTTGGTCGGAGACCTCAACCGCCTACTCGAACATTGTTCGAGCGTGCGGGGGTCAACCTTCTCCTGGAAAGCACTTCATCTC